TACGAAAAAGATTGAAGAGTTGACGGAAGAGTCTCGCAAAGCACCACAGAAGATTACATGTGAGTGGTGTGGTGATGTAGTTGAGAAGAAGGTGAACAAAGAAGTGTTAAGTGATGAAATTAAGTTCCACCAAAAGCAACGAGAACTGCTTCAAGAGGAAATCTACAACCTAGAGGATGCTGAGGTTGATATTCCGATTTCATCCAAAGAGTTCACCAAAGTATTAGCCTTCAAAGAATTGTGTCGGGATCAAACAAACTACGAGGGTTTGATAGACTCATATAAAAAGAAGATAGAAACTAGAAACGAAGTAAAGGCAGAGAATAAATTAAATTATGAAGTTATGCGCTTTTGGGAGAAGGCTTTCTCTCAGCAGGGTATCATAAAGTTTATCATCAGAAATGTTTTGGACTATCTTAACAATAAAGTTAATTATTATTTGTCATTTCTAACTAATTCTAAATATAATTTATATTTTGATGAAGAATTAAACGAAAAAGTGATAACGTATGATCAGGATATACAGTATATATCCTTATCTGGCGGGGAGAAACGGAAGGTTAACTTGGCTGTCACCATGGCACTAAAGGATTTGCTTCTTCTCACTGACAAAAATCAGACTAACATTCTATTCTTGGATGAGATTGCAGAGAACCTTGATGAAGAAGGGATTAATGGGCTGTACTCTTTATTACAAGAAATCAAGAAAGACAAGCTGATATTTGTCATCACGCATAATAAATACTTGAAAACGCTGCTGCATTCTGCACCCCGTCTGTCTATAATTAAATCCAAAGGAGTATCAAAACTAACAAATGGCACTAGCAAATCTAAATGAACTTGGTCAAGAGATCTTTGAATCAAGGTACGCTTACCCTGGCGAAACTAAGTGGGGTGAAAGAGCGAAAGTTATCGCAAGGACTATCGCTTCAGCAGAAAGAGATGAGGATAAAGAAAAAGTTGAAAAGGCCTTTTATGATGCCATCGGTTCTGGGGATCTTATCCCAGGTGGCAGAATCATTTATGGTGCTGGCCGTAACCGTGGGAATCATAACTTGCTTAATTGTTATGTTATCATTCCAGAAGATAGTGTTGATTCCATTGGAAGAACTGTACAGGACATGTATCGGATTTCTTGTGCAGGTGGAGGAGTAGGCTTCAATGTTTCTAAGATCCGCCCTAGAGGTGATCATATCGGAAGCGTAAAGAATTCTGCTCCAGGGGCAGTTTCTGTCCTTCAAATGATTAATGAGGTAGGTGAACATGTCCGTGCTGGTAAGAATCGCAGAACTGCTCTTATGGGTATCCTTAATGTTACCCACCCTGATCTACTTGAGTTTCTGTCTGTAAAGTTAGATCAAGGGCAGCTTAATAACTTTAATATTTCTGTCGCCATTACGGACAGATTCCTAGAGGCAGTAGAGCTAGACGAGGATTGGTACTTCTCTTTCAACAATAAGGAGTATCACTCTTACGAGATGCTACGCAACAATGATGAATTCCTATATGTTGTAGGTCTCGACGAAGAAGACGCCCTATCTAGGGCAGAGAACTTTCACAAAAAAGATTGGAAAGATACATTTGTTTGTCAAGGTCGTAAAGATATTAAAGCCAGGGACTTATGGGATTTGATCTGGAAAAATTCTGTAGAATCTGGAGACCCTGGCATCTATAACATCGACTTGGCTAATAAATATACTAATGTGTCGTATTTTGAAAGCCTTGATTCGACCAATCCTTGTGGGGAAATATCGCTACCATCCTATGGAAACTGCTGCCTCGGCAATATTAATCTGTCTAATATGGTCCTTGATGATGGCACTGATCTTGATTGGAAGCGATTGGCTCGCACAGTTCGTACAGGAATTAGATTCTTAGACAATGTT